TGCATATGCAGCTTCTCGCTTCTGGACGTCAGCGGGTGGCGTATTGCGCCACTCGTTGATGTATCGCCCCTCAAGAGAGGCGAATGCCTGCTGGATGACTTCATCATCCAAAAGCTGTTTTGCGCGGCGGGCGATGTCGTCGGATGAGATCATTCGTCGTTCTCATCGTCAGGAGTTTCAAACGACTTTTCCTCCCACGCCTGGCAGACACGCAGATTGTGGCAGATGAAATCAAACTTCACGCAGTAGCCACGACCACCGCCGTCGCGGTCGTACTGGTCGAGCGGAACGCTCTCCATTTTCTCCTGCATGTCGGGCGTGTTATTGAAATATTCGCAATTCGCGCACAGCTGACGGCGGGCCTGCGCTTCGTCCATCTCCCAGATGTCAGCCATCTTCTGCCAGTAGGCGCCATTCGCCTTCGGATCGACCGATGCTTTTTCTGGACCAAGTTCCCAATTGTTGATCACGTTCTGGCGGTTACGTTCGTTCTTGCGAGCGGTGCCAATGTCTTCGCCATCTGCATCCTCAAGAATACCTTCTATAACCTTGGACGCGTCCATTTTTGTTAGTTTTTTCATATACATACACCGTATTTGACGCTAGCGCAGAATGAGCGTAACATCGCTTTTGGCGATTTAACCAACTTGCGGCCAGGGCCACCTGCCCAAACAGCTAAACAGGAGATCAAGTTATGGGAACTGTCCGCAACCGGCCTTGGCCCGACGAAGCCTGGATGAGCCAAGAACAGCTTGCTGAGAAAGCTCGTAACACTCCGCAGGATTATCCTAGACCGCCGTTGGAGTGGATCTCTCGTACGACCGAGCGGGAGCAGGAAGAATTTTACCGGATGATCGACAGCGGGATTAACTCGGTGGCTATTGCTCATCCCCGACCCCCTGCATTGCTGAAGAAGCCACAAGAGCGGTAGCGATCGCCGGAAGGATTTCTTTTCGACGCACCGCAACACGAAGCCGGCCAATCCAGCCCGGCCCGTCGCCAATAATCTTTCTGGCGTTTTGGATGTCGGCGCGCGTTGCTCCCCAAGTTGCTGCCCATTGTTCGTCGCGCTCAAGGCGTGCCAAAGCGCCTTGAGGGACGGCCGGATTGTTGTCCAAAGCCCTCTGCGTTGCGCGCGGCAAGTCGTCAATGGTACGGAGCAGCTTGCGGGTTGCTCCACCCTTGCCTTGCTGCTCCCAGGCTTTTTCATAACCAATATAGCCGCTGTCCACCTTGGCGCGCTCAATCGAGCGGTAGTCGCCAGCGTTAGCAATGTTTGCCGAAAGGCTTTTCTGCTGTTTAGGCGTACGGCCAACGGGTTCTGGATAGAAACTCGTCATCGTGACACCTTCGTTCACGTCCACGATGTCAGGCAATCCAGCTTGCGCGCCGATCTGCTGTAAATTCTGCATTTCAACCGGGTCAAGGATGCCGGGCGTTTTTTTTGTAATGAAGACACTATTCGACTGGCCGGGCGAACCATCTGTCCAAGGCTTGTGCCACGCACCTGCGCCTTGTGCGTCAATGTAAGCACGCGTAGCCTCGACCCCATCAAGCAGCCCGCGGTCTGCCATAGGGACGCTTTTCACATCGCCAGATTGGAACGCCACAAGCGGACGAGCCACGTTTCCAGGATTAAATTCTGTGGCGCCGCCAGGCGGAGTATACATGCCCTGCATTTCAAGCGAAGGGCGCACACGCATGCCGTATCCAGTGTCTCCCAATCGCATACCTGAATAAAGCGCGTCACGGCCACCAGGAGCTGTGTTCCATGCGCTACGCGTGTCATTGGCATACAAATCACGCTGCCAGCTTGGCGCACCTACAGAGCCCGGAAGATGCCCTGTCATAGCGCCAGGCTGTGCCTCATAGGTCGCATAGGCCGTGTGCTTGGGAAAGAAGTCGCCGATCGTTTTGTTTGCGTCCTGAAATGCAAGCTCGCGAGCGGCATTTTCAATTTCCTGCTGCGTTCCGCCCTTCAGCATCGAGCGCGCTTCAGAAATGTAGCCGGCAGACTGGCGTGACCATAGATCATCTGCCTTCTGCACCACCCACGGAACGGCCTGCAACTGCTCGCCTGTCCAGTTGCTACGACCGGAAAGGTTCTTCTTGTTGGCGCGATCAACCGCAAGGGCTGTTTCGTAATCTGAGAAGATATGCTGTGCTCCTGAAAGAGCATTGCGCTGTGGAGTACCGTCTGGCTCCGTGTATCCTAGATTTCTAGCATGCCGGAAATCATTGACGCCCGTAGCCGTAGCCGGTCCAGGCTGATCCGGGTTCACCCGGCGTGCATACTCACCCGTCTTTGCACCCAACTGAAACTCGGTCGGGTCATTGTTTACAATTGCACGCATGGAAGCCTGCTGTTGAGCAGGGCGGGCCGCTTTTACTGGTTTGCCGGTGGCAATAGAGGAATTGGTATCCTTTAATGCAAAAGCCAATTCTGCCTGCGGTGAAACGCCAGCAGAATATTGGCCTTGAATGTTCGTCATCCAAAGATTATCGCGAGTATCTCCGCCTGTAACCTCGTTAACGCTGGCGCGATACCGATCATACCAATCACCGCCACGAGGATCGCGCGCTACCGTCTTGTCAAGCTCACGGCGCATCTTGAGCAGGTCTTTACGATCTTGAATACTGCGTGGACCACCAATGAAAGCGCCCTCAGTACGATCGGATGAGGGCATCAAATGAGGCTCTTTGCGAGCCACTTTGACAGCCTGTTCTACCGGCATCTCGCGCAGATTTGGTAACTGCGTCATGCGCTTTGGTGTGGCGCCAGGTAACGCAGCCATAGCGGCCATCGTACCAGCAGTTAGATAGTCTCCAGTACCTAAAGCCTCGCGCACGTCATCAATGCCGGTCGCGACACCATATGGCGTAAACTCAAGCACATTTGACAGCTGCTCTGCCTTGAGCTGCCCTTCGCGATCATCACTGTAAAGCAAGCCGCGCATCCAATCTGTCGCGCGCTCGCGAAACGTCGGTTCATATGAGGAAAGCTCGCTACCATCGCTCAGATAACCGGGAATGCGTGGTGTGTAGGACATCGCCATCACTGCACCCCAATCGGCTGTTGCTGACGCATCGCCGCAGCCTGCTGTTGCGCCGCTAGCTTTGCAGCGTCACGATCGCGCTGGAGCATGGCGTACAGCTGCTCGACCTGGATCTGCGTGCCGTATTTCAGCTGCATCTCGGTTGCCTTCAGCCAGATGTCGGCGTCGAGGCGGTCGCGCTCCAGATCGTCAGCCTTGCGCTGCTTCTCGACCTCAAGCTCGGCCTTCATCTGCGCGATCTGCATATCCTTCTGGATTTTCTGAGCTTCGACCTGCGCCAAAATCTGAGCAGGGTCGGCCTGTTGCTGCTGCTGGGGTTGCGCCATCTGCGCTTCAGCTTCGGGCGTGATCTCGTTGAAATAACGAGACGGGTCTTTGAAACCTTGAAGCTCAATGATCTGCGCCAAGGTGTTGCGGAATTGCTTGACGCTGACCAACGGATTGTTTGGCCCAAGTGTCTGCAAGATTTCCTTCTGCTGAGCCACGATCGCCATCAGCGACTGCACCCGCTGCTCGATTGATCCAGTACCCAATCCAACATTGACAATCACGTCCATGTCGGCATCCCACGACCGCGGATCAATTGGCACCCACTGATTACGCAGACGCACCATGCGGGGGCGATCCTGGTTCTCAATGACTTCTTTCAAAAGGCCGCGAAACAGACGCTTGATGCCAGTCTCGGCAAAAATGCGGGCAACCATCTCAAGTCGCTCTTGCGCAGCACTCATGGTCGCAGTCACAGCCGCCTTGGTGGTTGATTGCAGGACATCAGGGTCCAGACCTTGAGACGCCTTGGATATGCCAGTGCGACTTGACTTGATGTCGTCCAAGTATCCCAGCATGGGAAGCGCCTGCTGGCCAACAAATGTGTTGCCCAACTCTTGGATCATGCCTGGCTGAGTTGCGCGGATCACGCCGCCAGTCTCGACGTTCAGAACATCATCCATATTGACCATGCCCTCGACCACGACCGTGCGGGGGTGGATCACCTGCGCCAGGCTGTCGAGGGTGTTGCGGACCACGTTGGACTTGATCAGCTGCAGGTCCATCACCTGGTCTGCAATGGATGATCCGATGACCATATGGCTTTCGGGATCTGGGCAGATGACGGACATCTTGACACGATCAACGACTTCATCGTGCAGGATGTAGCAAGCCTGACCAATCGTGCAGACGCGGCGAAGCTCGGCAATGCCGTCACCGTCCTTGTCGATGCGAATGTAGCTTTCGATGTACTCGTAACGGCGCATGGCCGGGTCAACGGAATTGTCTGTGGCGCCGCCAAGCCATTCGCGCAGCGCCGGGTTGCGCGTCTGAGCTTCGAGGTTCATCTCAAAAGTAGATGCGCTGTTGCCGTGCTCTTCAATATCCTCGCGATCGTAGCCCATCGCCACCAGTTCAGAGAGCGTCTTCAGCGAACGGTGGCCAACATAATCTGCGTTGTCGAGATCGCGGGCATTGCGCGCAATGATGAACTCTTCAGGTGGTACGCACTCAATCACCTGACGTTTCTTTTCTTCCCGACGCCTAATCATGACGTCGAAAAGAGGCGAAGGCATACCAGTCAACGGATCGGGCTCGCCTTCGCCGCGCTCTGCCACGGAGATCATTTCGATCTGGCCGTTTTGCTGCAGCAGGTTCAGCTGACCCACATCAATGCCAGAATATTTCTCTTCGCTGATGTTGTAGGTCGTGGCGGTATACCACTTGAAAATTCCAATCTTGCTCTTGAGTGCGTCCTTGAACGCCGAGTGCAAGATCGTAAAACCGGGATTGTCCACGGAAAAAACATAAGAAACGTAGTCTGTCGCCTGTTCCGCCATTGGAACATCTTCAAACCGGCGGGGCGCAAATTCGACTGGCTTTTCCGATGCAGTGAACACACGCAAGAGAGACGGCATCATGGCAAGAATGACGTCGTGGACTTCGGTCATAACGACCTGAGATCTGCCTTCCTCCTCATTGCCGAACGGATCGCCGCGATAATATTTCTGCGCCTTCTCTCGAGCCGGCGCGATCTCGTCATCAATGTAATCGCAGGCGTCAGTGATGGCGGCCTTCACCGCACCCTGAAACTCTTCCTTCGACATACCCTCGGAAGCGGCGTCTTCGCCGTCGAGGCCCATTGCTGCTAGTGTGTTTTCGGTGAAATCATCTTCGCTCAAAGCAGACCCCGCGGGCCACCGAACTTGCCTTGCGAGCTGTACCAATCCTGATACCACTGCGGCATGCCGCCGATCGGATTTGCCGGCTGCTGATTGCTGGAAGACTGAGAGGAACCAGACCAATCACCGTTCAGCCACGGTAATACTTCTGCCGGGTTCTGGCCGCGGTTGATGGCCTGGTTGTAAAAATGACGATAATTGAAGCCAGGCATAGGCTGGCCAGTCATGCCCATCATCAACAGCGGCAATATTCCTGGGCCGCTGCGCATGTTGCTGGAAGCATTATTGAACAGCCACTTGATGCGATCAATGGCTTCCGACCCTTTGCTGGGTGTCTGAGGGGTGTCTGCCATTATCTGACCCTCTGCAATCCAGTGCTGGGGCTGATTGGGCGAGAAATGCCAGGTGCGAGCGCAATGTTGCCTTGCCCACCCGGATATGTCGTGTCGATGCCAGGCCGCTGGAGAAATTTATTGTTTACGGGCTGGCCGCTTACTCCGGCCCACATTCCATAGTCGCCGCCAATATATCCCGGCATGCCGTAGCCGCCGACCTGATAGCTTCCATATGGAAATTCCCGCGACTGAATGGTCGAAGGCTGCGGATCAAGCAAGCCACCAGTCGGCATGACTGCTGGCGCCATTGCAGATTGGCGCGCTGCGATCTGGTTGGCCCCGACGCCAGCGTTGCGAGCCGACACGGACGGATTGCCGGCAAACCTCTGCGAGCCGTCCAGATTGCGATAGTTGGAATAGGTCGCCGTGGACGGACCAACGCCATAGTTGGCGCCGGGGCGGGACATGGTTGCGTAGCCAGTTGCCCTGCCACCGGCAGGTCCATACGCCGTATTGCCGTAAACCGTCTTGCCGGTCGTCAGGCCAGTGCCAGCCGGCGGACCACCCTGCCCACGCGGCCCAGCCACCTGATTGCGTGCGGCATTGGTGTTCTGGGACCAGTTGCCGCCGCCACTATTGCTGCGACTGGAAGAGTTGCCGGCATTACCGCCACGGTTGCCGCCACCCCCGCCCCCTTTGTAACCGGAGGAAGATGGGTTCGAACTCGGCCCGTAAGCGGTATCATCTTTTGGCATATCATCCCTCAACCTATTGGGGGTCTATAGCCTGTAACATACTATATCTTGATTTGCAATGTTATAACATTACATCCATCCGCCCAAAAAAAAGACCTAAACAACGCCTTTGATGCTTCTTCGTATTGGCTTGCCTGGCACCCACTTTGGAGATCTGCCCCCTACCCTTGAAGCCACCGACGCAAAGGTCACGCACAAGGCATCCGCCAGGTCTGGCGAACGCATGCCGCGGCGTTTCATCTCCTGCTTGCCCTCGACCTTGATCTTGCCGTTGGACGTAAAAGTGTAAGTCGGCGCTACCAGCTCCTGCCGCAGCTCTACCATCTTGGGCAGTTTGCATGCCCGCGCATTGAGCCATTCCTTCACGCTCAACCACAGCTCGTCGCGAAGCTTCGCCGCCTGCGGGTTCATGGCCGAGGATTCGGAAACATTGACATCCCGCACCACCTGCCCCAATTCGCGCAGCCGGTCGGCAACGCCAGACCCCAGGCCGATCGAGTCAACGCAGATTTCGGCAGGCTTGTCGGTCTTGGCCTCGTTCACGATCGCGCCGGTCAGCTGCATCAGATCCAGACCCTGCCAGGTCTTGAACTCCAGCACGACGTTGCCGCGCCGCTTGCACATCACCGATCGGTCATCGCCAAACCGCGCCACGTCGATGCCGTAGACCAGCGGATCAGTCGCCACCAGCGCCACGTCCCGTGACATCGCGCTATCCACCAGCTCGGCAGAGATCAGCGTGTCGTCGTCGCGGAGGGCAAACTCACCCAGGACACGCACGCGGTAGGCTGTGCTTTCGGGGCCATAGGTGTCGGCAATTTGTTTTACGAAATCAGAACTCACGCGCTTGCTGTTCAGGCAGGAGACGTGCATCGTCCTCCATTCCGACGCCAGCTGGTGATGCGTCTTGAAAAACAGACCAGAATTTCTGGTCGGGTTGCCGATCAACACCGTACACGCATGCTCGCCTGACATCGAGCCAGCCGCACTTTCATAAACAGCCTCGGGGATGGCCGACGCCTCGTCGCAGATCAGCAGGACGTGCTCGGAGTGAACGCCGGCCAATGCTTCCGGTCGATCGGCACTCGACGTGCGCGCCGAGATGAAGCTGGCTTCGGGTGCCGCCTTCAGAACAATCTTCTCGGACGTCATGTCGAACAGTTCGCGGATCGGAGCCGGCAGCCGGTTGATCCAGACCTTTACCTCGGCAAACAAAGCGTCGAACAGCTGACCGGCAGTTGGAGCCGTGACGACGGCCTTCTGCGGAAACCTCGTCACCATATGCCAGATCAGCAGCCAGGCGCAGGTGGTGCTCTTTCCTACGCCGTGGCCGGCACGCACCGTGATGCGCCGCTCGCCCTTTGCCACCGCCATCAGCAAATCGCCTTGCCACGGGTCTGGTGATGCCTTCAGGACGTCGGTCACAAAGCCAACCGGGTCATCAGCATACATCACCAGAACGGCCTGCAGGCTTTGCGCAATCGCCTCTCGCTCGGCAGGCTTGGCTGCAGCAGGGTCTGGGGCTGGCGCAATTTCCAGCCCTTCGGCCTCGTTTTTTTCCTGCAATTTTTTTGTCATGGCCGCCATTTCCTCTTGGGGTGTCGGGGGTGGGGGTGGAGGGGGTGGGGGCGGTTTGTACTTGAACGGTTTGGGTGGAGGCGCTTTCGGCACCTCCACCTGAGACTTGAAACCTTTGGGGGTGAGCTTGTTATTGAACGCCATCCATCTCCCTCTTGATGCGTTGCGCGGTGTAGGTGCCGACGCCATGCAGGCGGGGGCTCATTGCGCGTCATCCTTGTTTTTCAATGGCGACATGGCAAGACGCATGAAGTCCAAAACCTGCTTCGGATTGTCTGGATCAACGCCAGCCGCCAGTGCTTTCTCTACAAGCCCGTAAGACCTGATGCGGCGCAACTGGTGGTCAATAGGCGTTTCCCACACAGTGCGGCGCTGATTGTGTAACCACGTCCAAAAGACATCGGGCGGAATATGCTCACTTTCCTCGTGGCAACGTGGACAGAGCAGCATCAAGTTCTCGACACTGTTGGCGCCGCCATGCGCGTATGGGACAATATGGCACCTCGCAACGCGACGGCCATCCCCGCACGCGAAGCACTCGGTTTCGCTCAACTCCTCTTGCCAGTCGTGATACACGCCAAGATCAGAGACGCGCGTTCTCCAGTAATCAACAATCTGCTGTGGTTTGGGCAGTTTGTTTCGATTGGGATCTCTTGGGGATTTTGCCATCACCACACCTATGAATTGACCATCTCAAGCACGGCACGGGGATTGAACGGGGCGCCTCGCTCATTGAGGTGGCCTTGGGCGGCGAGTTCGGCGCTGATGGCCCGGAGGCTCATTACGCCGCCCTTTGGTTTCTTGCGGCGAAGACGCTTCGCCAAGGAGGCTGCCTCGGGGTAGGTCGCAGAAATCGGCTTGCGGCCCTCGCACCGGCCAGTGAGCTCCTTCTTTCGTGCGCGGGCGCCTGCCAATTGCGCAACAAGATTGGCGCGCTGGAACTCGGCGATTGAGCCCATGATCTGCCTCACCATGACTGCCGTGGGGGTGTCGGCTATAAAGAAATCAGGCGCCGTTGTGGGGATCAACTCTATGCCGTGCGCCTTCAATAGGTCGTGGCCGGTCAGCTGTACAATCAGGTCGCGGGCAAAGCGGTCGGGGCTCTCGACCAAAATGTATTTTTTGGAGGGTGGCGCGTGAGGAGTGTCGTCACCGGCAGCGGGGGGCGGGGTGGTCGCACCCCCGTGGGGGGTCTTGGCGGCAGCCAGCAGGCGCAGGAAGCCAGGCCGGGTGTCGATCGGGTCCGCCCCCGACACCGCAGCGTCATAGAAGACATCGACCAACTCATACCCGTTGCGCTTGGCGAATGCCTCGATGGCCGCACGCTGTCGCTTGTCGCTATCCTTGTCCTCGCCCACGTTCGTGGCACTGGACGTTCTCATGTAACCGAACGCTTTCTTCAATTCCTTCGGCATGTTGAACACTCTCCGTGTTTTCTGCTCTTCAGATAAGCGAACAGATGGATAGGTTCAAGCCCCCTCTTCGTCTTTATTCTCGTTCGGCGTCACATCCACGATCTGCCCGCCGAGCCGCTCTTGCCGGCGCGCCCTGATGTCCTCGAGCAGTTGCAGGTGCATAGCGCCAAGGTCGGCCTTCACGTCGATCTTGGTCGCCACCGCTTTGCCCAGGTTGCGATCGAGCACGACCTGCGTTGCCGCGAGCGCGATCTTCTCGTTGTTGGACATCAGCAGCTCGCCCAGTCGCGTTACTGCTTGCGGCAGCATCGCCTGGAGCGCCTGCTTCACGTCAGGCGGCGTTTTCGGGCGACCTGTCGGGTTGCGCACCTCGCCAGGTTTTGCTGGGCGAAGCGCGGCGAGTGTGTTTGGATGGATTGGTCGTTTAGGCATTTTTTAGGCAATACATCATTTGTTGAGGTGATTACATCATTTTACGACAGGTCATCCAGCAAAAGCCAGCAACATTTCAGGCGGCAGATCGTCGCCTTTCTTCCAATTAAATGAGGCACTTGCGCGAAAGTCAGTAATTGTGGCGCCTTCAAACAGGTGCTTAGTCCGGTTCACGAGGTCGAACCCCTCAAGCATTTTTGCCACCTCATCCATCGTCCAGACAGCCGCCGCGCTGCCCTTGTTCTCGGCGTGCCAAACCCCAACGGCCTCAGAATCCACACAAATGACCAAGGAACGGCCATCTGCCATTCGGGCTGTCAAGTACTTGCCAGACGCAGGAACGGCCCCAGCGGCCTCCGCAGCCGCATTTAGGGCCATCCACGCATTGACCATTCTTCCAGCATGATATTCCACATTGGCCATCGAGCCGCCCGTCGCCTCGTCCTTTAGCGCCTGATCAAGCAATTCAGCCTGGCGATAGAACTTCTCGGCCAGATCCACCCCCACAAGCCGCGGCAGGCGTCCGACGCCCCACTTCCGCTCCATCTGCCCCGCCACTTCGTCAAGCGCCTCAACCGCGATTTGTGACCGTGACTTCAATTGGCCACCCCTTTCGGTGCCGCCATGAGCGCGATCAGCCTCTGCAAGTCTTGCGTGTCTCTTACCGACGCCACCAATTCCTCGCGCTCTTCCAGCCACCCGGCGATCATGGGCAGCCGCTCCAGCGCATAGATCAGCGCAAACAGCAGCGAGGCGTCGAACTCGGTTTCTTGGATCGCCAGCACCTGCGCCGCCATCATCGACCCGTAAGCCACCGGGTCACGCTTCCACGCCTTTTGCACCACCTTGTCCAGCTCGCGCATAGATTGTGCAGCCACCAGATCGCGGCGCATGTCCGTCGCCAACCTGGTCGCCTTCTCCAGCAACTGGATCGTGGCGTCCATTTCGGCGGTCGCCTGCTTCGCCACGTCGGCAGTCTTCGAACTTGTCATTTTTGCACCGTTTCATAGTAGAAAAGGGAAAATCGTTTCACCGCCTGAAACGGGTGCTCAGAAAAGCACCGTTTCAGGTGCGTTTCAGCAAGCGTTTCAGGCGTTTTTCTATTTATTTCAATTACTTGCATGAGGTAGCGTTTCACGATCGTTTCAAAATCGTTTCAGCCCAAAAAGTGAAACGCAAAGGGGGTCAGCGTTTCACTCCAGCGTTTCACTTTTTTCTCACCCAAAATCGGCCTCCAGATCGCTCTCTTCGGCGTCATCCAGACCGGCGCCAGACACGCCCATTGCCCTCGCCTTTGGTCCGATCTCGGCCTTGCCGGCTTTGGTCAGGGCCAGCTTTCCGTTCCTCTTGACGACGACCAGCTTGGCGTCCTTGAGCTGCTGGACGTGGCGAGCGACCTTGGCCTTGTTCGGAACACCCAACGGGCTGACCCAACCATTGAGGGTGGCAACGTCGGCATAAGTGATGTCGCCCTTCCGGCTCAGGATCAGGATCATGACCTTGTCCTGGTCGGTGGCGTTGTCGATCAGCTGGCGTTTGTAAATTTCCTCGCTGACATGCTCAGCCACAACCGTAGGTATCTGCCTGCCCTTGGCGTCCTTCAGCACTTTTGGCTGCACCGGCTTCAGCACGAAATTCACCGGAGCAAAACCGGCTCCCCGAAACTTCCCCTGATGATGCAGGACGATGTTGTCGCTGTCGTTCCAGATGGTCAGGTTGCCGTCCACCTCGGCCAGAAAGCCACCCCCGCCACGCGGCAGCAGGTTATCCTTGGACGGGTTCTTGACCGGGTGCGTCAGGATGATCACGCACGGGTTTCCAGGCAGCTGCGTGAGCCTGCGCATGGCCTTGGCGTGGGCGACCATCTGGGTGTTTGAGTTCTCGTCCTCGCCACCAAAGAACGCCTGGCTGGTGTCAACCACAATCAGATCAAATCCACCTGCTGCCTCCACCTCGCTTTTGATCTGGTCGAAGCTGGTGGATAGGTCGATCGTGAACGGGCAGAACCAGACGTCGGCGTCATCGAACCCCATCGCCTCCATCATGCCGATCCAGCGCGCCTGGATGTCGTTCGGGTTCTCGGCGGCAAAGTACCCCACCCTGCCCTTCAGCGTCTCGGCCCCGGCAAAATTCCTGCCCGTGCCGATCGACGCCGCCAGGTTCAGGATGACGCTCGTCTTGCCATGACCTGTCGGACTGGTGAGGCTGTAGCAGTATCCGCGCTGCAGTATGCCATCCACCAGATACTCAGCCGGCTGCCAGTTGGCGGCGAAGAACTTGGCGCGGAGGAACAGTTGCCCCTTGTGCGTCTTGGGCTCGACCGCTGCCGGCATCGTGCGCTCCAGCTTTTGCTTTGTCTTATATCTCGCAGCCGCAGCATCCATGTCTGGCAGACCTTTAAGCTGGCCGCGGTCAAAGCGGCGCAAAGTACTACGGATCTTCCGCACCATTTCCTCTTGACCCCGGCCCGGTCGGGACAGGTCAACCTTCGCTGAGTATTGCGGCCACGCGGCGTCAAACAGCTCCTGATCGGTCGGCGCCGCACCCGTTTCACCAATCCACTGGATCATCACCGCCAGGATGGTGTCGCGCATGTACTTCTCGCGACCATCGTCAATGACGCCCGTGTCCAAACCCAAGCCGTTCTTGGCACCAACCCTTTCGATGGGCTCGTTCTTGTGTGCCGGATCGAATGCCGTGACGCGCGACTGATTGGGGTATGCTCTTGCGATCGCCTCGACAGAATATGCTCTGGCCTCGTCCTTCACCGGGAAAAGCTTCGTCAACTCAGGTACGCGGCCTTCTTTGGTTGGCCACGCGATCGATCCCGCCAGCCTCATGATGCGGCCTGGATTGATGACCGCCCGGTCGCCATCGAGCATGTCAGCGATGCCGGCGAAGAGTTGCCGGTGCTGTTCCTGATCTGTGATCGGCTCGTCCAATCGCCAGAACGGCTGCAGCCTGACGTGCGGGTGCTGGCCGGTGCATACGACATAGGTCGGAGGCAGGTGCCTCGTCCTTTCGATTGCCGCTGCAGACGCTGCTGCAGTGTCCAGATCGCCACCCACCACCGTCGTCGCATAGTGATCAGCGTCGCTCGCACGACCGAATGGTGCGGTATCTGGATCTCGCAGCGCCACGCCGACGTAGGTGTTGCACCCGGCCTCGTTCTTCGAGGCGGCGTAATCAACCGCCTCGTCAATGGCGTCGATCGTAAAAAGCTGCCCCAGCCACCCGCGTCCGGTGTTGACGGCGATCTCAATCAAGCCATCGTCGTAATCGTTTGCACGCGCGAACTGCAGCTCGAGGTGCTTGCGCATGTCACCGCGATTGGAGCGCAGTATTTCAGCTGCATCCGTCATGCTCATATCTCGCCCCTCAGATATTGGCTGATCCGTTTGCCGATCCAGCGCATGACCGGCACGGCCATGCTGTTGCCGAGCGCCTTGTAGCGTGGGCCGTCAGGGCACTCGGAGGCGGGCTTCTTCTTCCACGGGATCAGCGTGTATCCGTCAGGGAAGCCCTGCAGCCGCTCGCACTCTGTGGGTGTCAAACGGCGCACGGCCATGCCGGCAGCCACCGCACCGACACCAATTCCGCCGCGCCCCCCATTTGGAGTGAGTAGCGCATTGGCTGTGCCGTCCTGCCGAGCCTCCAAATTGTGCGTATCGCCGCGGCCACGAATGGCAATGGTATATGGTTCTGCGATCGCCACACTTGCCTGACCGCCCTTCGACCCGCATCCCAGCGCATGCGTGCTGCCGTCCGTGCTGCTGATAGGGTCTTGCGTTGGGTGGAAGGCCACCGGCACCAGCGGCGTGCCGCGCCCCGTGCCGTCCTCGCTGGCGTCGAAGCCTTCGGGGCGGAGGGAGTGGGTGACGAGCGTCTCATCAAGAGGATTGTTAGTGTGTCCACCTGCGAGTAAGGCACCCGCTATAATTGGTGCCTCATGAAGACAAGTCAGCACCGGAGCGCCGCCGTCCGTCCTGATTTCTGCGTTGGCTTGGCCGCTTGACATGATGACGGGCTCTTGAACCAAGTACGCCCCGCGCTGCGAGAATAGTTCCTGATTGGAAGCGCCAACGCCGCCGCTGGCCTTGGCACTCTGGTTCAGTGTAGGGTGCGGGTGCTCTACTCCGTCCCAATGGCTACGCTCTCCAGTGCGGCTTGTAGCGCCGCCGGAAGCTGCTTGCCCCTTTTCTCTGCGCGGCGGAGTATCCCGGCGCACGCCTTCGAACTCAAGAAGAACCGCTGCGGGATCGAACCCCGCTCGAGCACTTGCGACAACGAACACACGGCGGCGTCGTTGGGCCAGTCCGAAATATTGGGCGTCAAGGATGCGCCAGGCCACTTTCCTTTGGGGTCCATCAACCACACCCGCGTTACTCCATTTGCCTCGCGGCGGATCAATGGATGTAACGTCTCCCGCCAAGGCAGCAAGGAAGCATCCGAATGCGTTGTCTTTGACGGAGAGGACGCCTGGGACGTTTTCCCAGACGATGACACCCGGTTCTCGTCCTGCACCAGATCGAAAAGCATCAATTGCATCTGCGAGCCTCACAAATTCCAATGAAAGATTGCCGCGATCATCGTTGAGCGATTTACGAAGACCCGCTACGCTGAATGCTTGACATGGCGTACCGCCGACCAGCACATCGGCATCGACTATCCACGGCTGATCACGCAACACGGTGAAGTCGCCGTGGCACGGCACATGCGGATAGTGATGAGCCAACACGGCGCGTGGGAACGGCTCAATTTCGGAAAACGCCAGCGGCTTCCACCCCAATGGGTGCCAGGCAACCGATGCGGCTTCAATGCCGGAACAGACTGACAAATACTTCACGCCGCCCTCACCGCACGGCGCAGAATTTCCAGCCGGTTCTTCACGCTGCTGGGCGTTCGATCCATCTTGTATGCGATGTACTTGATCGCGGTCTTTTGCTCGCGCAGCGTCAGCAGAAAGTCGTCATCTGCTTGCGTCCAAGCGATGCGCTCGGATCTGTCGCGGTATTGATTTTTCCAGCCACGGCATTTTTTCGGAATGTATTCGACCTCGACGTCGATGGTCTTCACCCGACCTTCCGATGTGAATTTCGTGAAGGTGCCATCCAGTTTGGCCTTCATCAGCTCTTCAAGCGTCATGCGTCACCAAACACATCTGGGCAGAGCTGAACCTTGGTGACGGCGCCCTTGGTCGCCTTCTCGATCGCCACTGCCATCCGCGGTGATACGCTTCCCCGCTGCAGCGCATGCCAGACAGCGTGCTGACTGAAACCGATTGCAGAGGCTAAAGCTGATTGGCTACCGAATTGCTGAATTGCAACTTGTAAAAGAGAACTTCGCTTCATCCGCACGAAAATACACATTCACGTGTATTGCGTCAATACTGATTAAACGTATCATCGATCCCTATATTAAGCGCAGCCTATCACACGGCGTTGTGTTATATGTTTCTGACGACTGCGCGTTTCTTGGGTGCTGACCAATATGGGTATCGGTAAAAAAGTAAAAGAAATCCGGTTGGCGCGTGATTTAACGCAAGCGCAGCTTGCTGAAATGGTGGGCTGCAAACAAGCCGACGTGCAGCGCATTGAAAGTGGCGACGTCCGCAACTCTAAGTATCTTGCGCCAATGCTAAAGCTTCTTAACTTATCTGACAACACACAGGCAACGGTGCCAGTTGTTGGGTTTATTGGAGCTGGCGCAGAAGTGTTTGCCATTGACGATCACGCAAAAGGCGATGGCATCGAGCAAGTTCCGGCCCCGCCTGGCATGCTAAATGGCATTGCGCTGATAGTCAGAGGCGATTCAATGTCGCCAAAATATGATGATGGCGAAATCATTTATATTGAGAAGACGCTCCACGCCATTGAATCGCTCATTGGCAATATCTGTTATCTGCAACTATCAGACGGGCGGTGTTTTCTCAAACGCCTGCAGCTGGGATCACGCCCAGGAACCTTTAATTTGCTCAGTCTTAACGGCCCAGCCATTCCAGACGCGGTTGTGGAACGTGCCTATCCCATTGCTTTTGTTAAACCAAAACGGTCTTTCTGAAAATATACTTTTGTGTATTGACTGATTAAACATTTCCGTTTATTTCTCGTCCTCGTGTTTCGGGAGGACGACGTGCAATACACAATTCCTGACGGCCTTGGACCCACTGCAACCGATTTCTTGACCCGCCACGCCGTCTACCTGGACGGGCTTACGGTCGAGGAACGGCGCCAGCACATTTACAGCTGGCTTCCTGCAATCAAGCGGCCAAGCAAGGCGATCAACGCTTTTGAGCAAACGATTGCCGTCACAACTTTCCTGAGCTGGCTGGATCAAGAGGTCGAGCAATGACCTCCCGCATCATCATTGCCGCCGTCAACAATCGTTTCCCCCGCGACGCGGCTCAAAGCTGCGGCGCATATCTCCAGATGCCTCGCCCTGACCTTGCTTGGGGGCTAGAGGCGGCGGCCCGCTCAGTCGTCCTCCCGACCCGTGAGCGGGCCGCACCTATCAACTCCCTGACCCGCCGCACTGGATCGCAGGCGGGCAACTTGGCCTCGTTCCCATCGTGGGACGAGGCTCCTTCTTATGATGCCACCGCCGAGCGGTGGATCAGACGCCCTTCCACCACAATGGTGGATGCCGGTGGCGCAGCGGTACTGCGTCAAATCGTTGAGAGCTCAAGGCAACCCAAAAATCGATCGCCCCAAACTGACTGTGATGGCCCCGTGGATGGCAGTAACCACGCCACGGGGTTCATCCATCACGCAGTCGAAGTGGCGACGGTGCTGCTGGGGCTCGCGACGTTTGGCTCGATCGCATACGTTTTGCTGCTGCTCGCATGACAAACGAAATCGCCTTAGTGGGCGCAGCAAAATGGCTGAAGCATTACTCGGCATCGACCTGCAATCTGTTTCAGGCAGAGCCAGCTCTATTCCTCATGGAAAAAATCATGGGCATACGTGGCAGCGTCGGGTGTGCTGCTCACCGCGGATCTGCCGCCGAGCGGGGCATAGAAGCTGGTTTGATGAATACCGACAAGCCGCTGGAAGAATGCCAAGAATTGGCGCTGAAAGAGTTTGACCGCCTGTCGGCACTGTCCACCGACCCGAACCGTGAAAAGGAACGGGACGCGGTGCCTGGCATAGTCGAACAGGGGCTGATTGAGCTTCGTCCTTACGGCAAGCCTTCGCACACCCAGCACAAGATCGAGTGGCAGCACCCTGATCTTCCCCTGCCTTTCATTGGGTTCATCGACTTCATGTGGCAGGACCACGGGATTATCGTGGATCTCAAGTCACAGCTGCGCCTGACATCAGAGATTTCAAACAATCACGCGCGCCAGGTCGCTCTATACGCAGGCGCGCAGGGTGACAATTACGATGGCCGCGTTACTTATGTGACGCCCAAGAAAGCAGCGACCTATCGTGTCGAGAACATGCGTCAGCATGTCGATGCGCTGGTCAGAATTGCCAAAGCGATCGACGCATTTCTTTCAGTGGCGCCTACACCAGACGAGCTGAAGCGGCTCGTCGTTCCAGACGTGGACAGCTTCTATTACTCCGACCGCACGACACGACAGAAGGCATTCGAGATCTTCGGCATATGAGCGACATAGACCGCATCATGAAATTCATTGAGCCGGTAACCGAGAGCGGTTGCTGGATTTGGACGGGCTACCTGATGCCGAATGGCTATGGTCAGTTCAGATATGGTGGCAATGCTATACCGGCGCACCGTGCCGCGTTTGCCATCATTCGTGGCTACATGCCGCCGCAAAAGATTGATCTGGATCATCTGTGCCGCGTGCGGTGTTGCGTCAATCCAGATCACCTTGAGCCGGTAACACGCCAAGTTAACCTGCGACGCGGTGCTGGCTGCACATTAATCGGTAAGGAGAGGTGTTTCAGGGGGCACGACCTCGCGACCAACCTCTACTACGCAGGCAGCAAAAAGGTTGCACGCTGCCGTGAATGCGAGCGCATCCGAGACAGGACAAGGCAAGAAGATCGAAAAGAACAGAGAGAGGTCGCGAGGCTTCTTCAGAGAATGGTCGAAAGGGCCAGGGCGTCGGCTGCGCTAGTTCAGCCAAATCAGTAAATGGAAAAAGGACAAGGTATCATGTCGCTTGGTTTCTCGAGTGGAGACGGAAAGTTCTCCAGCTATGTCAAGATCGACGCCCGTTCTGGGCGCGCTCTCCGTCGTAAGAACATGGAAAAGGGTGAGCAGTCCGACGTGGACATCACCGAAAACTTTCAGGCCGTGTTCGACCTCGCCAACATCAAGGTGGGCTGGGCCTATTTCGTAACTGGCGCTGCGCCGGCATATGTCATGAGCGCGATCGGCGAGCCTCGCTCCCCACGCCCGTCTGATCAGTACAAGGAAGGCTTCCTGATGCAAGTGGCGCTGCCAGCTGCGCTGGGTGGTGGCGTGCATGAGTTCTCCTCGACCGCCAAGGCTGTAAAGGATGCTGTCGATAACCTGCACACGGTATACCTATCCGCCCAAGAGCGAGCTGCAGGCAAGCTGCCCGTCGTGAAGATCAACGGCATGACGATGGTCGAAAGCAAGATGCCGAACGGGCAGACCACTCGGAACTTCTCTCCGAACTTCGACATCATCAGCTGGGTGGACCGTCCCGCGTCGTTTGACAACGTAGCCGCCTCAGCCCCTGCCCCATCAGCCACGCCACCGGCCACCGGATCGACACCCGTGCCGCCGCCTGCAGCAAAGGCACCGACCAGTGTCTCAATGGATTTTGGCTGATGATCATAGCCGGAATAGATCCCGGCCTGTCGGGTGCTGTTGCCATTCTTCATGGCGACGGCACCCTACTCAACGTCTTTGACATTCCAACCGTCGAAGAGGCGCATGGGAAGGGCTCCAGGCAGCGCGTGGCGCCCGCACTCCTACATGATGAGTTGATCGGCGATGTACGCATTTCGGTGGCCTATATCGAGCATGTGGCATCAAGCCCGCAGATGGGCGTCACATCAGCCTTTCGATTTGGCGAGGCTTTTGGGGCCACCGTCGCCGTGCTTCAAACCTGTGGCATTCGCACTGAGCTGGTACGCCCAGCAATGTGGAAAAAGGCGATGGGTTTGAACTCAGAAGCCGAGGTGTCACGCGCCAAGGCGTTGGAACTATGGCCTGACAGCTCAAGTTTTTTCAAACGCAAGATGGATCACAACCGCGCCGAGGCGGCGCTGATTGCCGAGTACGGACGGAGAATTGCGCGTGGATGAAATGCAGGAAACTGTCGATGCCATCCTCGACCAGCGTCACAGGACGTATGGTCGTTTTATCGATCTGGCTGAAATTGCCCTCGAACTTCGCGGCATCATCAGGTTGAAGCTGGATGCGAGAAACAAGCAGCTGGCGCCAGATCAGGATGAGGCGCTGATGCTCATCTCGTCTAAGATCGCCCGTATCATCAACGGCGATAGCGATCACATCGACAGCTGGAGAGACATTGCTGGATACGCAACTCTGGTGGCGGATCGTTTGGATGGCAGGGCCAGGTGATCATGCCACGTACCACAGAAGCAGACCGCACCGCGGTGATGATGGATTTTCGCGACATGCTGCTGGCGAACCTCCAAGATGGAAAAGACCTGGTGGAGGTCATCGCAATGTTCGATCGCGCCATCGCAAAACGATTGCGCCGGGAGCGCACGCAATGACCGTAATGCTTGCAGCGATTTCGCTTCTGTGCGGGATACCGTTGGGTATCGTGATCGGCATTGTGCTGGGTTTTCAGCTGGGCCGGCCACAGCCTCGAACGCCTGACGACGACTATCCAACGGGCGTCTGATGATCCCGCGGATTATTCATCAAATATGGGTCGGACCTCGTCCCGCACCGCGCCAGTGGATGGACACTTGGCGCAAGCACCACCCGTCGTGGCGCTACATCACATGGGGTGACGAAACCGTGTTTCGCCGCGCCTGGCGTAACCAGCGCCTCGTCAACGCCTATCGCGACCGTGAGGAATGGCGGGGCGTTGCTGACGTGATCCGCTACGAGATCCTGCATGAGCACGGCGGCTTCATGCCGGGGGCTGACAGCGAATGTCTGCGCCCGGTAGACGAGCTGTTCGATGATGCCGGCATCCGTGCCTATGCGGTGGCCGAAAATGAAGAGGTGGCGCCGGGTCTGTTGACGCCGCTCTATGCCTCGGCGCCACGGTCGCGCTTCGCGGCAGCCATGATCGAGGCAGCTTCGGGTGCGGCAGCTGGTGAGCCGTGGCGCTGTGTCGGCAATCTGCTGATGCAAAACACCTATGAGACGCGCGACTGGCCTGACGTGAAAATACTGCCGTCGTGGACGTTCAACCCGGAGCACTATTCCGGCACCAAGCACCAAGGCCCAGAGCAGCCATACGCCAGGCAGCACTGGGGTTCGACGTTGGGGAGATATTGATGCCGCGCACCGCTGCAAAGGTTACTCAGGCCGACATCGCGCGCGTTTTGCGGGCAGTGAAACAGGCCGGAATGCAGATGAAAGTAGAGATTTCTGCCAATGGAAACATTGTGTTAGAGCCATTCAATGATGAAGGACTTGCGGAAAACAGGAGCCAGACTCACTATGCTGGCGAAATCAAACTGTGGTGACCGTCATGCCCAAGCTCTTGCCGCGTTACGTCAACCGTGTCCGCACCAGGCACGGCAAGGTCATGTTTTATTTCCGCAAAAGTCATGGCGCCTGGACGCGCCTGCCGGATTTGAATGATCCCGGCTTCGACGCCGCCTATGCCGCCGCTTTGACGGGCGCTGCCGTTGCGCCGCCTTCCAAGGCTGACCCGCGCACTCTGCGCTGGTTGATTGAGGCTTACAAACGGTCGGCGCACTGGGCGCAGCTGGCGGGCTCGACGCGCCGCATGCGCGACAATATCCTGCAGCATGTCGTGCGTGAGGCAGGCCACGTCCCGTTCAAGGCGATCGGCAAGAAACATATCAACGAGGCAATCGACCGGAAGCTGCCGCACGCCGGGGCGACGTTCCGCAAAGTAATGAGCCAACTGTTCAGCTGGGCTGTGTCGGTGGAGCTCGTGGCCGTCAACCCGGTGGATCAGGCGCGTCGGCCGAAAATCAAAAACCAGGGCTTCCATACATGGACGGTGGACGAGGTTGAGCGGTTTCACGCCCGCTGGCCTGTTGGCACGCGCGAGCGGCTGGCAATGGACCTTGCCCTGTTCACCGGCTTGCGGCGCTCCGATCTCTACCGGGTCGGTCGCCAGCATGTTCGGGACGGGGTGATCACGATCCAGACCCAGAAGACCAAAGCCTGGGCGAGCATTCCGGTTTTCGCCCGGCTGCAGGCGTCGATCGACGCTGCCCCTACCGGCGACCTGGTGTTTTTGGTGACGGAGAAAGGCACGCCCTTTGCTAGCGAGGCCAGTTTCGGCAATTGGTTTGGCAAGGCGTGCCGGGCAGCCGGTGTGCCGGGACGCGCCCACGGTCTGAGGAAGGCTGGGGCGACGATCGCGGCAGAGGCTGGCGCCTCGGCGCACGAGCTCATGGCGATGTTCACCTGGAGCCGTCTGAGCGAGGCTGAGAGGTACACGGAGACTGCCAACCGGAAGCGTTTGGCGGCGGTCACGGCGGAACGTATTGAGCACAATCTGCCTAAACCACCCCCACCAGGTTTAGGCAAAAATCAAATTTCCCCAATTAAAACAAGGGCGAAGTAATGAAATGGCGACCCCGGCAGCAGTATAATTCCCAAGCGTTTTCAAAGCACTTGCTTGCCTATACCTATGGCATGGCCGGGATTGTTTTGATTGGCGTTATTTTAACCGCGCCTAAACCGGCCACCGCCTCCGACGCCACCGCACTGGTGACAGCCGCGGCCAAACGGCACCGGGTGCCGGTAGACCTGGCGCTGCGTGTAGGAAGGGCAGAGAGCGGGCTACAGTGCCATCGCCATAACAAGAGCGGTGCCAGTGGCCCGCTTCAGATCATGCCGTCTACAGCCCGCGCTATGGGCTACAGAGGGCCATCGATCAGGCGGGCTAGCTGCGCGGTCCAGACCGAATGGGGGATGCGCCACCTGGCCATGTGCTACCGCGGCGCCAAAGGCGATCGCCGGATCGCCGCCGCTTGCCACTACCAAGGCGTCAGCGCACTGCAGCGGGTCAGCCGTGCCGGTGCTGCCTATGCCAGGCGGGTGGTCAGGTGACCCGCGAGCCGACCATTGAGGCTGTGAACCGGGCGCTGTCAGTGCAAGTGCAGCAGCTGATGGCCGATCTCAGCCGTGCCGACGCCACGATCCGAAAGCTTGAGGCCGAGCTGGTCGATGCCAAGCGGGCAGCGGATCTGGAAAGGGGGAAGTGATGACTGACACCCTGATCGTTGATCCGCCACAAGGTTGGAAATACGGATTTCCAAAAGCCGTGCCGGATGACCGCCGACATGACATCGTCGCGTGGATGGTGGAGCAGGGTTATCCGCGCAGCATCATAGATGAATGGGCAGATGGTCATTTCCCGTTGAGGTGTTGGTATGAGGAGGCTATTCCTCAACCACCCGCTTGAACCCCAGACGAGAGAGCACGTCTCCAATTTGTCTTCCCAGCAATTCGACCTCATCTTCCTCAAGATATGGGGCAACGATATGGATCGTCTCATGGCTGGCAACATCTAGAAGCGTCGTGCAATCCATACGTGGATCGAGCACCATCCTTGCCGGCTTGTCGTCTGGATAGGCCAGACCCCAAGTGGTTTTCATTTCTTGCCATTCAATCTTGATCTTCCTGAACCGCTTCTTCCGAGCCATGTCACCGGCTCCGCAACCAGTTCAGATAATCGACACCGCTGTCAACGTCGGCAAAAGCTGTCACCCGCCCTGCCCTTGTCTTGGCGGTCGGGTCGATGACTGTGAGGATGGCAGCGCCTTCCTTCTGCTCGTAGTGGCCGAGCTTGGTGGCGTAGTCGTCGTATGTCTTGAAGCCCTTCACCCGGATCATGACAGGCACGTTCCCCTGGGCGGCCATCTCCCACTGCGAGATCGCCCAGTTGTGTTTATGGCCACACACCAGCAAGTCGATCTTGTCGCCTTGCTTCGCTGTCTTCACGGCGCCATGCAGCGGGTTCCACATCGAGTTGCCAGCGAAATCGTGCGCAGCATTTACCCGGATCTCGCAGCCATTCTTGAACTGCAGCACGAACCGCGCTTCCCAGTCGTGGCACACGATCTTCTGCGTCTTATGCTTCGCCGCCATCTGGGCGAGGATCTCGGCGCCGTCTCCCCACTGGTCGTGATTACCAATAAGCCACAGCAGCCACTTGATGCCACTGTCCAGCATGAACCACTGCGCCAGTCTGCGAGCTGTCTTTACCGACGTGTCTTGCTTGGCGTAAAGCGCCGCCAACCTGCCAGCCCAGTTATTCGTCGTGTCGCCGATATTCGACCCATATAGTCCAGGCGTCTTGGCGCAGAGGTCAGCATAGTGGCGCAGCAGCGTCCAGTCGCAGCCGTTGTCGTCAATGTGCGGGTCACCAAACCACAGAATGCCGATCGGCTTGTCGTCCTTGACCTTTACCGGAAACCAGGTGTGCGCCTCGTAGCTCTCAGCCCTGATCTTTGACCTCTCGACCATCAGGTCGATGACGCGCTCGATCGGTATGTCGTCAGCCGGGAAGTCTGGCAGCTCGATGTCGCTGGCATTTGATGGTGCAGCTAGTCCACGAAGTCTCGCCTGCTCAGACCACCTTCTGATCGTCTGGCGGGCTAGGCCGGTTGCTTCGGATGCAGCCTTCAAACTGCCGAATGTTTCAAGAGCACGCAGACCCTGAAGGCACTGCTCGTCAGTAAGGCGTTCGCCAGTCGGCATGTTACCTCTTGCACTTTTTGCGGATGTGATCCCACTCACCGCCTCGTCGGATGCAGTCGCGCCACTCCTGCTCTTTTTCAGGCGGCATGCGTTTCATGAGAATTGGGATCATTGACTTGATGATTTCTTGCCCCACACCAAACCAGAATGTAGGGCTGCGGGCGACCATGAAGCCGCCCGCAAAAAGTCCGAGCAACACGACAGCAAACAGTGCTGCGTCGGTTGTCATCATCAGTTGGCAATGCTCTTGACAGCAGTATTGACACCGCTGCGAATGAACATACCCATTGCCGCAGTCACGCAAAGGTTGATCGTCTCAGAGAGGCTGGCGTCGCCAACCAAATATGCGGCGACTGATCCAATGATCGTTACGGCGCCAAGAATGTAGGTCCGATAGCCTTTCAGCATTGTGTTTCCTTAAATGTAGGGTTTTCTTCGAGGCAGCTGCCAGTGCGGCCCGTCTGGAAAACTCGTCCAGAGGCCACCCCATTCGATAGGCACGGGAGGATCAACAGCTCGCGCGGCAGCTTGGATGAACGGCGCGAGCATGTGGTAGAGAGGCCAGTCCCACCGGATCTTGCCATCCACCAACGGCACGACATCGACCGCGTGGCCGGTGAGGTGTCGCGATTTAAGTGTCTTGCTGGCGCCAGCAGCAACCAGCTGCTTCTGGCGCTCCAGCGTCCGCAGACCTTCGATCACGGCGAACTCCACCTTGGTGATCTCGGCTGCCTTCTTAATGACGCGCACCAGGTCAGGATGGACGCCTTTCAGCTTAGCGAGTGAACTAGCCGACAGCTTCATGCGTGCTGCTCCTTCGGCCCTAGCTTCTTCTGGTGGTTCAGCGGGTGCGCCCTGCGACGGCGCACGATCTTCCTGCGCCACGGCTTGACGTTGCCGTTGCCGGTCTTTTTCATTTTCTCAACGCCTCTTCGATGCTGTCCAGTTTCTTCATGATGGCGCGGCTGGTTTCGCGTATTTCCTTGATCTCACGATCATGCGCCTCGCGGGCTGTTTCGGTTTGTGCCTGCAATACCGCGATCGCCGTGTCGTGCTTCTGCTGCTGCCGGTAGATCACCCACACGAATGCTGAAACTGGCATTACGATCCACTGCATGATTGCGCCGAGCATTTTCAGCATCTGGTCATCGATCATGGTTCAGCCTCACTGCACGATATTGCCGTTGATGTCGTACCAAACGCCGTTGGCATCTTGAATGATGCCTTCGCGTTCATTTACAGCCTGACCTATCTGCCTATTTACCTGTCGCCCAACCCGTCCTGTTGCTGCGCGAGCTGCCCTAGCAATTTCGGGGCTAGCAGCAGCAGCATCATCGACAACACGCGCACCGCTACCAAGAAGACCTGCCACTTCACCAACCAATCGTGGTGATGCCATTGGAATAAATGGCGCAGCCAAAGCTGCGTATCCAGGGTTGTTAACCAAAACACCTGACGCTGCCGCAATGCCAGCTGGTATTGCAAAAGCTCCACCGCTTCTGGCTATGCCCCGCGGCATCCATGTGTTTGCTGCTTGCCCAGCTAATTCAGCACGAAGTGTACCAGCGTGCAGCTCAGGACGCCCTGGCCGAGATGGAGCGGATACGCTATCCAACTCATCAAGCAGTTGCGTGCGGCTACCATAGTTTGTCTGAACATTATTGCGCATTGTGCTTTGTAGCTTGCGCATCACAGTGTCAGCAGCAGCCTTGTCGTTCAACGATAACGCTTTACGCAGCTCTCCTTGCAACTCCTTCCAGACTTGATAATTCTCTGACGCCGTTGCGTAGCTTGGCTCAAGACGAATTATCTCGTCTTTCACTCCGTCAATAACTTCACTTACCAGTCTGTTTGAATTTTCAGCTCCCTTTGCCGGTTGAGCACCAATTGGCTCCTGCAAGAGCGAAAGCTCCTTTTTCAGAGCATCTAATCCTTCAAGATTATGTAGTGCCGGATCTGCGACGTATTCCTGCACTGTTGATAATACATCCTGCATCATCTTCCTTCCGGAAGGTCCGCCATAAAAGCGATTTCCACGCACCGTCATATTGCTGCGAAGAGTGTCATGGATTGATCGAAAGATATTGTTCCAGTTTATGCGAGCGTTACTTCCATGAGTTGCGGCAATTTCATTTTGATAATCCGCTTGCGCCTGCCGGCGGCGAACGTCCATTTTGGCAAATGCCTCATCGGCCAATTCGTCGCGAGGCGGCGATCTCATCCCACGGTTAGCGGCTTCTGCTTGTGGTCCACCTGCACGGCGAGCATTGAATATTGATCTGGCAGGTTCGTCTCCCATTCCTGACGCATATCCTGCAATTGAACTGACAGCCCTACCGCCAGCGCGACCAGACCGGATAGCTGCCGAAACAGGGTCCAGCATGTCGCCAGCCACTTGAGCAAAACGACCAATCTTCCCAGTAACGCCTCCAGTACGTGCGACAAGTCCACCTGCACCAGTAACGGGCAATGAGAGGTCTGACATGACGCCAACAGGATCTTCAGCAATACCTTGTTTGAAGCCTTCCCAAGAGCCATATCGGCCTTTGTAATGACCGCCGACAGCATTCGCGACTGCTGATGCACGTTTGCCGGCCTGTTGATTACCAATGCTATCAAGCGTGTCGAAAACAGGCGTTGGCAATACTGCCTTTGCACCCTCTCTGAGCGCACCAGCACCAAGATCGCCTAATGTTCCTATTGTATCAATGGGGTTGGTGACTGCCGTCACCATGTCACTACCGTAATTGTAAAGGCTTGGACCAAAATTTTTAGCCGCTTGGCTTGCGACTGTGTCCCAATCACGTCCGACCACTCCAGGCGGAGGATTTGATTGAAGCTGGGAAAGATAAGCCTCCATGCGGCTTGCAGCGGCAAGGTCGCCATTTGCTTTAGCATTAGCAATCGCGCGCTGGATCTTTGCAAGGTCGGCCATAATCAGCCTCCGTAATTTTCAATGTCATTGAGTACTTGCGCAGGCGGCTCACGGCGTGATGTGCCAGTTTCATCAAGCCCCGGATCAGCAAACCTGTTCCATCGCAACGGAAACTGGCCTCCAAGTAGCTCGTCGCTAAGATTAGAAGCACGGGCTCTTGTTTTTGCCTGTTTGTCGATAGCTTCTAGTTTGGCGAGCGATCTTCTTCCAAGTTGTCTTGCTATGTCACGCATCTCTAATACAAGTTCAGCCGGAAGTGGCGTGCCTTCAGTTGTGCTGCTAAGAAAACGCCCAACCCTCTGCGACCAAGAGGCCGCCGACTGCTGCAAATCAGCTTCTCCAGTCATGAACGCTGAACCGGGATCAAGAACCTTGGCAAACAGCACCTGCGTAGCAAGTGCGCGCATTGAAGTCGGATCTCCCATTTGAAGCGTATCTTCAATACTCTGGGCAAAATCTACTACGCGCTGTGGCAATTCCATCTGCGCACGACGATCATCAAGCACGGTGTTTGCCATTTCAGCTTGATCTTTGGTAAGCTGACGTGACTGATCCTCATCTTTGTTTAAGGCATCAAGGTTTGCTTTTTCTTTGTCGTCGCGCTTTTTGAGTATTTCCTGATAAGTGTCGTAGGCACCCTTCTGACTTCCTTGCGATGCGATTGTGCGAGCTTCCAATGGCGTTAATGTTGGATCGCCAAGAAGTGATCGCCAATTCCTAGTGAGCTGATCAACATCACCACCAACAGCAGTTGTTGTAGGTGCGTCAGTTGATGGAGCTGCAGAAGATGATGTTTGAACAATTTGCGGCTGTCCTGCGTTCACGCTGTCCTGTACAGAGCCAATTGGCTCACCCAATGCGTTCACCTCAATCTCACCACCAGTCATTGGATCGAAACGCCGCTCGCGCTTCCAGAGCAACTCACCAGCTTTGTCGTAGTCGCCAGACTGGAAAAAGAACATTGCCGCATCACGTAGCCGGCTAGGTGGCGTTTTCTTGATCATATTGGCGATGGAAACACGGGCTTCTTCTGCTCGCGTAGCCTCGATTTGTTTCTGTTTCTGCGCCTGCGAGAGCATTTGCATCTGCGCCGCGTTATAGAGGTTCGTCTGGTATCCACCTGAGAAGTCAGCGTTGGCCATCATGCGGGCGCGCTGGTCTGGCGTCATCTGAGCCGACATCGCCATGATCTGGCTGCCGATGTTGCCAAGAGATTGCAAACGCGCCTGCTGCATCAAGGCAGGATCAAGACCGTATGGGTTCTGTTGTGCCTGCGGCTGCTGTCCCTGCCAGAGGCCAAGGCTCTTCAGTGTGTCAAGAAAGCTCATCCGAGTAATCCTTTCCCAAGCTGGATGCGGCGCAAGGGCTGCAACACGACCGCACTGATGCGGTCTTCTTCATTTTCCTGATCGTCGGCCTGATCGTTTTGCAGCGCCTTCAGACCCATCTTGCTGAGTGAGTTCACGTCGATGGATGCGTCCAACAGACCTGGCGTCTGCATTGACGGAGCGGAGCTGCCGTATCCAGAATTATAGGAACCACCTCGATCGTCGCGCACGCCAATGCCGTCCATGCCGGTGATGCCAGCCTTGGCAGCACCCATCCACGGCGACCAGCCGCCCTTGGCAGCGTTCTCCAAGGCGAAATCGACGCCCTGGCGCCATGTGCTGGGGTCCGAGGGATCAAGGCCGGTCTGCTCCATAAAGGCGTTGCCAAGGCCAGGAGAGCGGCCAGCTGGCGCTACATGCAGCTGGAATGGCCCGTAAGACTGCTCACGGCCATAATCCAGGGTCACATTGCTTTGCCAAATGCCATCGCCCAAGCCTTCCGTCCTGGCGACCCGGACTGCCACATCAGGGTCAATGCCACGCGCAAGTGCGGCTTGGCGGATGTAAGCTTCCATTTCTGCGACTGATGGCATCATTTTAGCGGCTCGCCAGTCCGCCGAGCAGGCCGCCAGCGATCATTCCAGGTATACCCATTGGCGCACCCGCCAAGGCGCCGCCAGCCGCACCCGTCAGCCAGTTCCCTGACGTTGGCCGGGTGGTCGTCGTAGAGGTTGGCACCTGCGTCCCACCAAGGGCAGCCAGATTGATGTTCAGCTGCTCCAGCGGGTAATTCCGCATGGCGTCATATTGGGCTGCCTGCTGCGCCAGCATGGCCTGTGCCTGGTCCTGATTGATCTGGCCGGCTGCCAGTGCAGACTGAAGCGACTGCAGGTAGGCGTTCTGTCCGGCGGTGGCGAGATCACCAAGGGATTGTGATCCCTGCAGGTTGAGCTGAGCGCCCTGCAGGCCAGCATTCTGGTTGGCAAGCTGAGCCTGCTGCTGCAGTGCGTACTGGTTATACAGAGCGTCCTGATTGGCCAGCATGGCCTGCTGGTTGAGCTGAGCCCCCTGCAAGCCGGTCTGCTGGTTGGCCAAGGCCGCCTGCAAGGCATTTTCAATGTTCTGCATGCCAAGATTGGCACCAAACTGGGCGTTCGACATGCCAGCCTGCTGGTTAGCCAGTGCCGCCTGCATGGCTTGCTGCTGACCCTGAAAACCAAGGTTGGCGCCGAACTGGGCGTTATCCAGTCCCTGCGTGGCGTTGAACTGCTGCGCCTGCAGATTGTTGGCAATGTTCTGCATGCCCAAATTGGCTCCGAACTGGGCATTGCCCATTCCGGCCTGCTGATTGGCAAGCTGGGCCTGCATGCCGCGGCTGAGATCCTGACCAGCCAGATCGGTCGCAGCGTTGTATGCCTGGCTTCTGAGGTTGGCCGACAGGTCGCCATACTGTCGCGCGAACTCTGCAGCGGCAGTTCCTTCCATTACGCCCTGCCGCGAGCTGCCAAAGGCTCCTGCGCCAATCGCCCGATCGGCAATGGTGTTGAGCCCCTGCTCGTATCCCTGCTGCATGTTGCGCAGCGCGGCCTGCTCAACATTGTCGATATAGGGGTTCATGTAACGTGACATGTCGCCAGTCAGGAAAGAACCGCCAGACACCTCAAGTGGGTTGAAATTGTAACTCTGGCTGCCGCTGAAGACACTCGTCGGATTATAGCCATATTCCTGCTGACCAAACCCGACCCGCTCTGGTTGGTATCCATACTGTTGGCTACCGGCAGCGACATTCTGAGGGCTGTAGTTGGCGCCCAACATCATGGCGTTGTAGCCATTGCCTACCATCTGCGGATTGTAGTTCATGGCGGCGGTGGCACCGCCCTGCGCCTGAGAAAAGGCCGGGTTTGTTGCGCCGATATTCTGCCCGGTCAGATTGATCGCCTGCGTCTGCAGGGGGTCAAGGCCGGCAACAGTATTGCCCTGATATGGCTGAGCCAGATTGTCAGCCGTCGTCCCGGCGTCTTTGATGACATCCTTGGCGGCGGTTTCATACCACGCAGGAAGTTTTGTCTCCTGAGTGACCTTCTGGTTTCCAGATGACTTGCCCATCAGAGAGCCCTTTCGTAAATAACTTTTGGATCGGCCTTCCAGCCAAATTCGGGAAGAACGCGGGACCAGCCCTTGCGACCTTCCATGCGCAATGCCTTGCATCCATGCTGGCGGCCAAACGCCTCAATGGACGGCTGCATTGCCATCACTTCATTGATGTTACCGACTGCCAAGAAGACGTTGAGCGCGCTGCCACGCGGGTATTGCAGCACCTCTGTGACGACCAGGCTGTCGCCATTCGTCCACGCCTGCATTCTGCCTTGGCTTACTGCCGAGGCAACGTCTTCAGGGCCGTGGGTGTTTCCAGCCACGCCAAGAGCCCGTTTCAGTCTGCGCTTGAGTTCGTCAGAGCCTAGTTTTGCCATCATTCACCGCAGTGGACAGCGTGCCGGCATCATCAACCGTCACTGAATAAACTGTGCCATTGGGTGAACGAAGAAGCACTCGCGTCGCCGCCTCATCTTGTGAGATGGCGGGGATCAAGGCCCGTCGTATCGTGTCCAATATCGTTCCTAGTGGAGTGGTGGGTGGTGGAAGCAGAATGTTCATCGTCTGCCACCCGCAGATACTTTCATGCGCAACCGCCCGATCGACCAGTCTCCAGCATCGCGCGCTGCAATCTTGATCCGAACGTCCCTGCCTGACGCCCTGGTGTCAACGTACCCGTCGCTTCGGCTGTTATATGGTCCGAACGTGCGCTCTGAGCCGCTTGGCGTCATTCGCGTCAGCAGAGTGTAGTTCGTCAGGGCATAGTTGTTGCCGTTTGACGGAACAACTTGAGTGATGTTGACCACATTCTCGTCGCCTGGAATGTTGATCGTTCCAGAAGAAATGAAGATGTTATTGGCCACGCTCAGACCTTGGTATGTCGTGAAGCCATTTTCGTGCTGGTAGATGTGATTGTCTGTGCCAGACATGATCGGGCGACCCTGGACACCTGCCGGGAATGCTGCAGTCCGCGCAAGCGACCCCATTGACCACCAGTTCTCAACCCAGTTCCAGATCACATATCTGTTGCACTCTGAATTTCCGCTCGATGGGTAGAAGAACCAGATCTCGTTGAACACGCCATTGACGCATGCGTGCGACACTCTGGGGCCATACAGTGTGTCAATGTCTGAGAAGATGTAGTCGTTGAGCGGGCATTCCAGAGCCTGGATGTTTCCGCCCTGATAAACCATGAACCCGCTGTTATCCATCCAGGCGCACTTGCCGTCGAACTGGGCATACGCATTTGGAGAGTACAGTCCGGTCGATCCCAGTTCGTCGGTGCCATAGATGAATGGAAGGCCAACATAGCGCATCAGGAACAGCCTGTTTGCCGACCAGATAAGCGTTCCCTCACGAACTGACACTGCCGCCTGAAGTGGCGTCTCTGATGTCAGGTCAATGTATCCTGCGGTATTTGTGGTGGACGAGAAATTCCAGTCCGTATGATCCTCACGGCTTGACCAGGCTACACGCCTCGACTCGCCGCCGGCTTGCAGCAGGACGACATGACGCTCTGGCGTGACAACCACCGCACGGTTTGTTGTCGGAACCGACAAATCTCTTACTTTGCCGCCACTGGATGAGCCGTTCGAACCAGAATTTGAGTAGGTAAATGTCGTCGTGTTGGTGACTGTGACTGACACGCCAGTGACGTTAAATGATGTATCCGTGACGCCAGTTACGTTGACTGTGTTGCCAGTCGATAGGTTGTGCGGCGTAGACGTCACGATCGTCGTAACATTCGACGTCCTGCTGATCGTGGACACCGAGTAGACACCAACAGGAACGCAATCGGTCGATGGCGATGACGCATCGAAGTATAGAAGACGTCCGTCTGCGCTGGAGACAGCCAGAACATCTTCGCCCCAATTGGCAAACGTCCATGCCGGATTGTTTGGTGGCAGGGTTGTGGCGCCGGTTCTGGCGGTTCCGTATGTGCCGGTGTTGTAGGTTGACGCACCATATCCGGCAGACGTGACGCCACTGTTCAGATTTACAATGTCAGTTGGCGCAACATCTGTAATTGTACCGACATTGTCGGAGTACAGGTTCTCATCAGCACCATACAGAGACATGAGCAGATTGTTGTTCAAACGCCACTGATGGATCTTTCTGACCTTCGATCCCAATGCAGACGAAGTCACCTTGGCCCAGCCACCTACTGGCTCCATCACACCGTCACGCCACCTTACCAAGCTCGCGTCAAACCAGCGACCAACCGCATCGTCAGGGTTTGCTCCCCTGACGATCCCCGGCGGTAGTTTGATTGGCATGAAGGTCATTCAGAGACGCTCCTGCGTTTATTCCGTGCTATACCGGCTTGACAGGCCATTCCGGGTTATAGAGATCAGTTGTGTTCTGGGGCATGTCGCGAAGAGCCTGTCGGTATGCTGTCCATTCCGATTTCTTTTCGTCAGATAAAGAGTTCCAACGGTCTGGAAGTGTGAAGCTGTCGCTTTCCGCAAGGAGTTGATTTCGCCTTTCACGAAGGGACCAGAGCAAAACCTCACGCTCAAGTCTCTTGTGTTCAGCAATTTCATCTTCTGTAAACGGTCGGATTGTTTCCTCACCTGTTACCGAGTCTTTATTTACTTGAAAATATTCCATTACTTCACTCCATAAACATCAACGCTGCCAGCGTCAAAGGCGGTTCCAGCCTGTATTCGAACGTCAATTGTCGTTGTGGCTGTGCTTATTCTTGTTCTGCCGGTTCCAAATTTTCCTCCACCGCCGGGGTTGGTATCAACAAATGCGCTACCGTAATCACCTGGTATGGTTGTCCAACCAGAACTAAAAAACGAACCATTCGTCAGGTTTAGCCAAGTGGTAAAGTGAATAGCACTCCCGGATGATGAGGAGGTCGCATCTCTCGAATTAACTGAAATTGTATCTGTTCCATCATTAACACCAACCTGTATGCCGTTACCACTGCTGGAAACTCCCTTCCAATAAAGAACTACAAATTGATAGCCAGTAAGCGTTAGACCCGTCAAAGTTCTAGAAGTACCAGTTGTCGTGGTGATCGTCCCAAGCAGGGTCATTCCGCCTGAAGAAGGCGTAGCCCAGCTAGGTGCAGCAGAAGCACCACCAGATGTAAGCACCTGACCGGATGTGCCGTAGTTAGCACCCGCTACACCAAGCTGACCGGATGAGCCGATACGAAAAGTTTCGGTGCCACCTTCGGTAAACGCAATTGTATCAGCAGCAGGAAAGAAGATACCGGTGTTTGTGTCGCCGGTTGTCGTAATAGATGGAAGCGATACAGTACCGGCAGCAAACTCAACAGTCTGAGCGCCTGTAGTCATTACAACAGGCTTGCCTTCAACAGCAATTACACCAGCGGCAGAACGGCTTATTGTTGTGTCAGTCGCAGCACCGAGTTCAATTGTCGCGAACTGCGGGTTGCTAGTGGTCCCAAGACCTAATGTCGTGCGTTGTGCGTCAGCGTCAGCGTCATCAATCAACGCTCGACCTGCAGCGGTGCAGGTAATTTCCTCGATGTCGCCAGCGCCTGCTGTCACGCGACCAAGAATACGATCAGCAACTGATACGTTCTGAATTTTAGCATATGTTACTGCATCATTGGTAATTTCTGTCGTACCAACAGTCGATAAAGTGGATAGCCCACCAAGCCCAAGTGTCGTGCGTTGCGCTGCCGCATCAGCGTCATCAACCAAGGCGCGACCGGCTGCAGTAAAGGTTGCAAGAGCAGCCGTACCAGATCCGGTAAAATATGGAAGGCGATCAGCAGCAGATGTAAGTCCTGCAATTGCAGCCAGCTCTGCGTCATAGGCTTGCACGTTGGTTCCAATAACCAAGCCCAGCGTCGTCCGCTGTGCCGCCGCATCTGCATCATCTACCAGCGCCCGACCGGCAGCAGTGAATGTAGTTGTGGCTGCAGTACCAGCACCCGTAAAATACGGAATGGTGTCGGCTGCGGATGTTAGGCCAGCGATCGCCGCAAGTTCTGCATCATAAGCCTGGACATTCGTTCCGATCACCAGTCCAAGCGTCGTGCGTTGAGCAGCGGCGTCAGCGTCGTCAATAAGGGCCGCACCGGCTGTTGAAATCGTCGTAGCCGAATTGACGGTCAGATTGGCCTGCAGGGACAAAGTGCGATCGGCGTCGCCAGTTGTAACAGTCAGCGTCCTGTCAACCGTCAAATCTGATCCTGGCGCTACTGTGAGGGTGTGCGAAGCGTTGGTATCCCGCAGCTTCAAGCCAGTATTGCTGAGTGTCGCAGTCCCGCCAGTGATCGCCACTGAGCTGGCATCCTGGGTCGCTATCGTTCCAAGGCCGAGATTGGTTCTGGCGCCCGCTGCCGTAGTGGCACTGGTGCCGCCTTTTGCAAGCAAAAGAGCTGGCCCGGTCGTGAACAGGCCGTCGATGCTGTCAAGGTTGGTGTTGAGTTTCGTACCCCAGCTGTCAGCACTGGCGCCAACCTCGGGCTTCGTCAGGTTCAGATTTGTGGTGTTTGTATCAGCCATTTGGTCACCGCATCATCAAGTTGGAACAATAGGGGTCCAGGTTGATGCGGTTGCCCCGGCTGAAGACCAAATCGCTGTCCCAGCTGTTGAAGGCGACCATACATCATTTTCACTGGAAATAGAAGACCAAACATCGCCATCTGGCGGTATTTCTTGCCAATTCTCGGGTTCAGCAGCCGTGTCGATCCAGCCCCTCACCGTCACCAATGAGGCACTGGTGTCGCGCCCTGAAACAATCGAGGCAGCTGCTTTGATTGACGACGTGCCAGAAGACGACGAGATCTGGCTTTGCTGGGTAGCCAAAACGCTCGCAGATATTCTGGAAATGATTGTTCCAGAAACTGACTGGCTGGCTTGTGTTATGCTTGCCTGAACGCGGGTAGTGCAGATGACAGATGCCGAAACGCCGTTGGACGACTGCGTCAAAGACAGTGCGCCGGCAACTCTATTCTGGGTTGCTGCTGAAACAGTGACATTGTCCTGCAGAGCAGAAACCGATGCCGACACCAAGACACCGGAACTTGATGATACGACGTTGTCGCCCTGCGTTATGTTGGCATTGCCAAAAATCAGCTGGGTAGCAATTGCTGATATGCTGTTGTTCTGCTGATCGTTTACAAATTGTCCAGTGAGCAAAACTCTACCGGACGCTGACGAATTATTACCACTGACAGAAATGGCGGCACTGGAAGAAACTGAAACTCTACCAGATCCGCCAACCGTATCAGACGCCTCGGTAATGCTGGCGCTGGCTTTGACCTGGACTGCTGATGACGCTGTGAGGGTATCTGCAGCCTCAGAAATTGACGCAGAAGCTTTTACTGCGACCTTTGCCGCAGAGCTTACTGTATCGGCGCCCTCTGTGATTGTTGCCGCAGATTTGACAGCCACTGCACCGGAGGAGGAGACACCATTTCCAGCTTGGGTCGCCGCTAATGTCCCGGCGACCCTGACTGTGGCAACTGTGGTGGTGGCACCGTAACCGTAAATGCTGACGCCATAGGCGCCAGACCCAAAACCCCGTCTATTGGTTTGGTTGTCTTGAGTGCGGTTAAGGCTGCCAGCCGGCATTTTTAGCTATTTCCAGCCGTCAGCGTGAAGGTCGTGACAGAAACAGCCTGGCCGGTCGCGATCGACGTGTTGTCGAGCGTCATGTCACCGCCGCCGCCAGTTGCAGTGATCGTACCCTGGGCGTGGCATGTCGTGCCTGCGCTGTCGTAAATCCTGAAATGACCAGCCGTACCAGTGGCGTCAGCCGAGGTATCCTGCCAGGTGCCACTGAGCGCCTTAGACCCACTTGATGCAGCCGCCATCCAGTCGGTCGGCAACGTCATTGTTGCCAGCACAGTGCCACTATCAGCGGTCGCGCAAGTAGCTGGAGGTACGCCAGTTCTGATGCGCAGAATTGCCGACGTCCCAACTGCAGTTTCAAAGGCATCAAGCTGGGCATTGCGAACGGAAACTGAATATTGAAGTGCCATTGTCTACCTCTTATCCAAAAGTGCGTTTTCTTGCCGACAAGGCTCCCTGCGGGCGTTTTGCTCGCTCGCTTTCACGATCCATGTCGGCAATGATTTTATCTGCAGCCGCATTCCAAAGCTGGATGCGCTCATCGTTCTGAAGGTATGCTTCAGCCTGGATAAGAGCAGCGTACAGATAGAGATCTGGCGAGCGCGCCAGCAACCAGTTCGACGTGTTGCTATCAGAAAGCGCAGGGATCTTGCCGTAATAGATGATCTCAAGCGTCGCGTTGCCAGTTGGCGCCGGAAGCAGAAGAATGTTGTCGTCAATAATCGTGTAATACCTGGGCGTACCAGTCAGACCATCATTGCGCAGATCATAGTAACGCTCGGCAGAAATGTACTCCAATGCACTATAAGTGTCAGTTGGAGACGTTACCGTGATAGAGACATGCTGCAGCCAGTCAGACGGCAGTTCAACGTAGCCCGTTGACGCCACCGTATAATCACGCTGCAGCATTGAGTTGACACGAAGTTCACGGTTGAACCGTGCTTCTGCCAGCGTGATGAAATCAGGTATCTGACTGGTCAAGTCTTCACGATTAAGCCAGTTTGCAATTGACGTTTTCAGGGTGGCGTAAGTGTTAAGCGACATTCTGCACGCCCTCCTCTTTTACAAATTCCTTGTGGGCGTCGGCGTGCTCGTTTCCAAACTCAAACATGCCGATGTGTTTGATGAGTTTGGATGCGTCGTGATCGACATGCACATCGACACCAATTTCTTTCAGCTTGTGACAGTGGAATATGTCTTCGCCAAAGAAATCATGGCTCGCCTGGCTGTAGCCGATCGAGAAATATGGCAACCCCAGCTTTTTGTAGACGTCAGCCTTCTCAAGCATGACGCCCATTCCGACCGCGGCAACGACCTCAAGCCCGGTGCTGTCATCTGAGGTGTAGACAAGACTGCGGCAGAAATGGTCTTTGAAAGCCACCGGCTTACACGGCAAGCGTCTTGTCGAGTAATTGCAGGCCACAACATCCTTGTCGTGCGACTGCAGGCGATCGACAATGTCCTTTGGAAAGCGATGGTCGCTATCAAGCCACAGGATATAATCCGCTCCTGCGTTCAAAGCCTCGATGGCCAGTTCCTGTCGCTGATTGGCGATCAGCGTACCCTGCGATGTGAACATCAACAGAGATCCACCATTCGGAACGTGCTTGGCAGACCAATAGGCAGTCAGACGCGCAAGATCATAGGCGAAAGACGTATGAAGCATGTCGCGGCATGGAAGGCATATGGCGAGACGGTAGCTCATCACACGTTCCCCGGCCTGGTGCGGAAGAAGCGATTGTCGCCATCATTCAGCCACCGCTTCATTGCCTCTTCGTCGTCCGCAATGCCCTTTTTCTTGAGGTCAAAGTACAGAGAGATCGGTATTGATGCGACACGGGTCCACTCGCCCCAGCGATCTGGCGCATCATTGTAGGCAGCCTTGTTGGCTTCCACGATGTCGGTCGTTTCCTGTTCAGTCTGGATCAGGAACTCATCAGTGGTGTCGTCCCAATGGAACGTCCGCTTGATGCCGAGCACCGGGTCATAAGAAAACGGTAGCTTCAAAAGAAACTCCATCTAAGGGCCATGCCGCCATCACGGCGGGTCAGCTATGAGAGGGGCAGGAGGTTCGCCTCCTGCCCCGACTTCGTTAAGACGTGGTCAGGTCGGCGATGATGCCGTGAGCCTTCTCGGCCTTCACCTTCAGGCCATATTCCACCGTCAGCATGCGGCGCTCGGAGTCGCCGGTCTTGCTCAAGGTGTCAGTCTTGAAGTTGCGCAGATAGGCAACCGACGCATACTCAGGATCAAGCACGAAGACATCACGCTCGCGCTGGAACCGATTTGCTACAAACGCGACCTTCCCGAAATCGGAAAGATAGACATCAGCAGACGCTACGATCGAGAACGCCTTCGGTGAACCGTTCACCTGGTTGATACGGTTGGAACCGATGCCGGTGAAGGCCGATGCAGCCGTCTTGTTGAACGGACCCATCATCGCGACCTTCGGGTCACCACCCTGCGACCAGACGCTCTGAATGACAGTCTTCAGCATCGCCTCGGTAAAGGCGCGCTGGGTGCCATCGGTGCGGGCCGCATTCGGATAGCCGTCATCAGTGGACGACATCGTCGGGTTGCTACCGCCAGAGTGCTTGCTGACGTTGGTGCGAAGCCACGCCGGCAGACCGGCGGTCTTGCGGGCAACAGAAGCAGAGCCGACAGCCGCCGCCTGGTTGAAGAGCAGGATGCTCTCCATGTCGCGCTTCAGCTCAGAAGACGCCTTGGCCATTTCGTAAGCTAGGTATGACTTCATGCCGGCCTTATCGACGGCTTCGACCGTGCCAGACACACCGATCACCTTGCGGCTGATCTGCGTGTAGTTTCCGACGCGGTTGGTAGCAGCGCGGGCGTCGAGAGTGGCCTCGTCGCCTTCGATCGCAGCATTCGACGTGCTGGCCGCCGCCAGAGCGTCGGTCTGCCATTCGTAATAGGTGTTGGAAACATTCTCGCGCCCAACAGACGACATGAACGGCGTGTCTTCGGGGCTGATGTTGTAAATGATGTTGGCGAGGTCTTCACGAACTGCCTTCGTACCGTCGTAGCGGTCGAACAGGTTGGTGGGCTGTGCCATTGTCTCGATCCTTTCTAGATCAGTCCTTCAAATAACTTGGCCGCGTCACGGACGTGGCCGGTTTGAGCGAGACGCTGTTTTGCCTTGGTGACTTCCGAGTGACGCCTGGCTGGTGCCGTTTGAGGCGAACCAGCACGCAGTGGCCGGGGGCCATTCTGCGCAACCGGAGTTGGACGCTTCGCCATGATCTGGTCGTACTTCATCGCCTTGTAGACGGCGATCACAGCACGCGGGTCATAGACCTGGCTTAATTCGTCTTCAGAGTATCCGAGTTTCTGCCCATATTCGCGCAGCTTGACGCGGTCACTCTCCCACACCTTTTGATCCTTCCAAGCCGGGATCGTTTCGGTGAGTTTCTCACGGCCCTTCTGAACCATGTCGCGAAGCTGAGCCACTTGCTGCTGTTGCATGAGAGCAGACACTCTCTGATGCTCCGCAGCTGCTGCCTGCAGCCGTTCGTTGTTTTCGCGATATAGCTCTTTCTGGTGTACATATTCGAGCGGGTCTTCAGCATAGAGCTTCTCCCAGTCGGGCTGCTGCTGCACAGCTTCTTGAAGCTGTGACTGCAAAGCCTGAAGGAGTTGAGCGTACTGCTGGCGCTCTACCATCACCTGACTGGCTTCCTGCTCGAGCTGCTTGCGCTGCTCGGACAATGCGCCAGTCTTGCGGCTGTAATCTGCTTGCCTCTGGTAGCCGGCTATCGCTTCCTTCAGTGGAACCTGCTCTTCTTTGCCGTCGATCTTGACGGTGACGAGCTGCTCCATTGGGTCGGAAGCCTCTTCAGCATCCTCGTCATTAGCAGCGGCTTCCTCTTCCTCGGCGCCAGCCTCGTCAGCTGGTGTCTCATCCTCGGCGGCAGCCTCTAGCGCCTCGGCCTGATCTTCAGAGGCCGGGCCTTCTTCAGCAGCGTCCTGTTCGGGCGTCTGGGTATCGGCTTTGCCGTCCAGAATGGCAGCGAACTGACTCGCAGCTTCAGTCAAACCGATGCCAGAAGGCGTATCGGTGGTCGTCATTCTTATATCACCTTTCTTCGACGCTTCACAGCGTTGAATTGGGTTATGGATTTAACGCTTCGCAGCGTTTCTGTTGTTGTGAGCCTCGACCTTTGGCGCATTTGCCATCGAACCAAGCCTCGTCTTGATGTCATCCAGAGCACGAATGGCTGCATATGCAGCTTCTCGCTTCTGGACGTCAGCGGGTGGCGTATTGCGCCACTCGTTGATGTATCGCCCCTCAAGAGAGGCGAATGCCTGCTGGATGACTTCATCATCCAAAAGTTGTTTCGCGCGGCGGGCGATGTCGTCGGATAAGATCACCATTTGACCTTGTCCGACCAATATGCCGCCCACATCTTACCCCTCGCGATATTGTCTTCGTGGCGAGCCTTGAATGACTTGTTCCTGCTCGTTCCATCCGGCGAACCGCTCACGCCTTGCTGACCAAACCTGATCGTTTTTGTCTTGTCGCCAGACTTGGCGACCACGACATGCGACTTTGTCGGATGGCTTGGGGTGCGTTTTGGCTTGTTGTATCCAGAGACACCGGCGCGGGTGAGTTTCGGGTCTTTCGCCATCACTTGCCCTTCTTCACCGTCTTGGCTGAAGCCTTGAAAGCTGCGGCAGATGGCGCTCCCTTGGAGCCAGGCTTGCGCATCTTCTCGCCAGAGCCAGCTGCAATGCGCTCACGCTTGGCGTGAATGTTGGCATAAAGCCCTTTCATCACTTACGACCTTTCCTGCCCATGCAGGCGCCAGCTGCCTTGCATTTGGCAAGAGATGGACATCCTGCGCAGGGTTTGAATTTTCCCATTGACTTAGAGCTTCCGTATTTCATGCAACCCTCGCGATTTGACCAAACACCCCAAATGGCGTAAGAAACACTCTTGGTGATTTAATCCACTTGCTACCGGCGCTCCCTGCGCAAACAGCTAAACAGGAGATCCAGTTATGGGAACTGTCCGCAACCGTCCTTGGCCCGACGAAGCCTGGATGAGCCAAGAACAGCTTGCTGAGAAAGCTCGTAACACTCCGCAGGATTATCCTAGACCGCCGTTGGAGTGGATCTCTCGTACGACCGAGCGGGAGCAGGAAGAAT